GCCAAAAAGCATATGAATGTGCTGACGACGAGAAAATCCCAACATCTCCTACTGAAAATATTATAAATTTATTTCCGAACGCGAAGGCGTAATCGAATACGACGACGATTACGTCTCTTTTTAGATCCTATCTTACGACGACCCTTATGTTTTTTCTTTTTTAGGACGGAGCTCATCTCTGTCTTGATCCCACTGTTGAACTCTTGCTCTCCAGTAATCCCTTTCTTTCGCCGTTAAGTCTTCCCAACGAGTTTGTTTAAATCCTCTCTTATCTGATTTGTACCGTAAATTTTTTGCTCTTTTATCATAAATTATATTTTCCACGGCGGTATCAATCATGAAGTTCTGTAAATTTTTTTTCGTGCTTCTTCCATAATCGACGACCCTCTTCTAATGTTATCTCCCAATCAATGACATCAAACTCTTTATGAGAGCCGTCAGTATAATGAACTCGAACGCGATTTATAACGTCACCAGACTCTGGATTTTTTTCTTGAAATCTAGTAACGCCACTAACTATTTTTTTTGACATCAGGAACGTGTCCCTGAGGGGACATGTTTGTGAAGTACGCAGCGCGCACATCTTTTATCGCATGCTGAAGATCAACCTTTTCTTTTAATATTTTATACAACTCTTTAATATGCTCGGCGTGATCGTGTTCTGCACTTGTAATATAGCTACAAGTATTAACTAATAAGACCTCTTTTGCCTCTAACTCTGATAAGTCTCCTATCATTTTATTTAAAACTGATACATATAACGCTTTTCTAACGTTATCTCTGATCTGTTGATCTGACATCGTGGTCTTCTCCATTCTGTAAATTTGATTGATTACTTTCTTGTTTGTATTCTTTGTCTATTAAATAATGTAAATAAGAACCCATAGACATATACTTTTTCTGTGCCATGGGCTTTGCCTTGTTGTACACATCAATTTTTATAGCTACAGATTTATACTTAGATATATCTGTCATTTCTTTCTCCTAAAATATTTATTATATTTCATATATTAATAGGTATATATGGGAAAATACCTAATAGTCAAGGATTATCTATGTTTCTTGTTTGTATAAAATATCTTCTAAACTAGCAGCTTGAACACAGTTAAATAATAGAGTGACGTATCCATCCATTTCTGCAACATCATTTTGCACCCATTGGTAATATTCATTGCACTCTTCGTAATTAGGATGAGTTACTTCGGACGCTACTCTTAAACATTTTTTATCCATACCTGTGCCTACACACATCCAACCAATTAAAAAATATTTTAACATTTATTCTTTTTCCATGAATTTAAATTGAACCCCTAACCTTATTTGTTCCTTGGTCCGATGTCTATTAATTTGTGTCCCTACACGACCCGTCTTTCTGTATGACTTAGTCTTCACGTCGATAAGTTTAATGTCTCCTGTATCGGGATGAACTATTACTAAATCAATAGAACCGCTAGCAGAAACGTTTTTAAAAACCATATAGCCCTGTTGTAAATACTCTATGGTAGCTTTATATTCGTTAACATCTCCGACTATTGCTTTTCTATTTCTCCCCACGACGGTCCTATCTCCATATCCACCTTTAATGGCACTTTAAGTTCAACGGTGTTTTCCATAACTTCTTTTATTTTTATTGCTTGGTCGGGTGTTTCAATAGAACAATTTAATTCATCATGCACTTGTATGTGAGATACAATGCCTTGTTCATATAAATCCACCATGGCTTTCTTTGTCATGTCTGCGCTTGATCCTTGTATTAATCTGTTTAACGCTTTGTATGTCCATGCACGTTTTAAGTCACGGCCATATTCTTTTTCTGCTTGCCACAATGGTAAGGGTTTATGTATTCCAAACGCTCGCGGTTCCCATGTATCGAATCGACATTTACGACCTAGTAATGTTCTTAAAAACCCTACATTCTCCGCTTTTCGTGTTGCCTGTTCCATTAATTGTTTTACAAACGGAACGTTCGCGTGAAACTGTGTAAATAAATCCTCTGTTTCTTCTTTATCTAATCCTAATTCACTAGCAAGTTTACCTTTACCCATACCATACATCATACCTAAATTAATTGTTTTAGCTGTTCTTCTATCTATTCCTGCCATGTCAGCAACTGCCTGGTGAAAGTCTGGGTCCTCATGTTTATAAGACTCTATCACTTCGTCCGCGCCTTTTAATCCACCGCTAGTCAAAGCTGCAAAGTGAACTAATACACGAGGCTCTTGCTGTGAATAGTCAAAGCTACCCCAATCACACTTTTCATCGGGAACAAAAATAGATCTGATCATGGGTCCGATGTCCTTATTTCTTGCAGGAATTTGCTGTAAATTTGGACTACTATAACTAAACCTTCCTGTAACGGTGCCTCCGGTCTCTCCTCGCATTTGATGTATGTCAGCATGTATACGACCTTTATATTCATGTGTAAGTATCGTATCAATAAAAGTTGTTCTGGCTTTATTGAACTCTCTGGCCTGCACAATCATCTGTGCCAAAGGATGTTTGTGAGTTGTCAGAAAGTTCTTATCAAACTTAGGTTGTCCAGATTTAGCAGTTCTTTCATACTTAATTTTTAATTTGTCAAAGGCTTTGGCGACGCTGACAGCAGCCCATATATCAACATCTATGCCTGTATCTTTTTTAACTTGATATAAAATATCTTTTTCTTTTTTACTTAAATCTACTTTGATGTGACTAGCCTTCTGTAAATCAACACGCACACCCTTTGTTTTCATATCTAACAAACAAGGAAAGAGCCGTGTTTCGAGATCAAAGATACTCGATAACTCTTGCTTAATTAATTCTACTTTAAAAAACTGCCATAATCTCAACGTCAAATCAGCGTCTTGTTCTGCATAAGGACCTACATACATAGGAGGTAGCTTCCACATTTCTGCTTTTGCATCAACACCCCACTCTTTTGCAGCCTCATATAATAAACCCTCTGACTTAGTATCTTTTAAATAATCTTTACCTAACTCATTTAGAGAGTATCGAAACCTATTTTCATCGATGAGTGGAGCGGCGATAAGAGTATCAATAATTTTACCTTTTACTTCTATTCCCCACCAACGAAGCCACCCCACATCATAGGGAGCATTGTGAAATATTTTATCACAAGGCAATTCCATAATTTTTTTTATTTGGCGCTTAATAATCTTTTCATCAAAATTACCACCGCCTTCATGACGAATAGGAAAATAACCTTTCCAACCGTCTACTGCAATAGCGACACCCGCGATAAAACCATCACCGCGAGGCCAACCTGGTCCAATAGTTTTTATATTAGGATCACAAGTTTCTAAGTCTATAGCTATCTCTTTTGCCTCTGATAAATCAGGCACCTTTTCAGGTGGCGTCCACTCGCTAGGTGGTTGAAACAAAGGCATTTGAGTCATTAGTCCTCTTTCTCTATTTCAGCAGCAATCGCAGCATATCCTGCAATATCAATATATGAGTCTGGAGTTGCCTTATGTTTTATTCTAGCTACTTTCAATAGTAACATACACATTGCAACGTCATGAGCAGATATATCTTTACCTAGATAAGAACTCCATAGAGAAGCAATATTACAGTGTGTAATTGTTTTATCACCATAATCATGTGCTCTAGGTCCTGTTACTAATCTAAGAGCTTCTTGTAAGCATTTATCACTTTGCATCTTCTTTCTCCTTTAGTTGTTGTAAGTCTTTATGTAATTGCTCTAAATCTTTTTTTAGAACTTTTACCGCTTTATCTAAATCATCACGTCGAAGTTTTGTACCCTCTGCTCTGACTTTAGAAATCTGTTTAATAGTTATTTCAAGTTGTTTGATAACAACATTTACAAATGACATTAAAATACCTCCGAAAATTCTCTGTCCGATTGCGATCGCACTATGTTTAAAATGTTTCTTGCACGAGTCATACCTACATAAAAAACTCTTCTTTCAGAATCTCTATGTCTCCAATACTCATCGTCTGCTTTACGAGATAGATCAGTCAATAACATAACATTATCTGACTCTCCACCTTTTGATCCATGTATCGTTGATAACTTGATCCGTGGTTCGTGTCTAATGTTTTCACCACGACGTAAAACTGCTCTTACATAAATAGATTTTGATGGTGGTATATTTTTCAAAGCTTTAAACCACGGTAACTCTTTATCTACTTTTAGTCCATAATCTTTTTTTAAAGTTTCATAACTATATAATTTTTCTTTATCTGCTTTCTTCATGGCTTTATGTTCTGCTTCCACACCTTCTCCTGTCTTGATATAAGCATAACAACTTTTTATTTCTTTTATACCTATTTCTTTACCTTTTCGTAAATCCTCCCATGCTAAAATAGCTTCATGTATTTTTTTGTTTATGGAAGTTTTATCTCCACGCTTATAATAGTAACCATAAATTCTTAAATCTTCCTCTAGTTTATCTAGTCTATATCTATCTCTCGCTAAGATAAGCCATTGACCTTCCTTCATTTTTTGTAACTGTTCTATCGGATGTATGTTTACCTCACCGTGATCATCTCTAGAGGTCCATTCTTTTTCTACTCGATCAGTTATTCTCGTAATTAACTTGTTTGCATGACGGTGAATTAATTTAGATAATCTATACGATCTGTTTAAAACTGTTCTTTCCCCCTCCATGTTAATTAAATATTCTGGTCTTGCTCCTGCCCAACGATAAATAGCTTGATCATCATCGCCTGCAACATAAACTCTTTTACTGTTCTCTATAATTCTTTCTACCATTTTCCACTGCAACCAACTTAGATCTTGTGCCTCATCTATAATAACCACATCAAAGTTAGGTATTGTGTCGTAATGTTTTTTATTAAACTCAACAATTAAATCAGTTAAATCAAATTTGTTTCTATCTAACTTGTACTGACTTAGTGCAGTGTCTATATATTTTAATTTTAACCAACCACCCTCTAAATGTCCTACACTAGGATCATGAAAAAAGTTTTCTGTCGTTAAACCCCTAACTTTTGCGCCGTCTATGACTTTCATAAAAATGTCATCGGGAAAACCTGCACCATAAGTTTCTAAATTTTTATTAGGATTACTTAAATTAATTTGTAATTTATCTGATACAACTTTGTAATCTTCATCACTCATAATATTTTCTTCTCTTAAATGTAACTCCCTATAGGCTAAACTATGTAGAGTTCTAAAGTTCATAAAATCTTTTGTGCTATAATTTAGTTGAGAGATAGCTCTTGATAGAGCTTCATCAGCGGCTTGATTTGTAAATGCCAAATAGGCTATCTTACTAGGAGATACTTTATTTTCTTGTAACTCTTTTTCAACTATTCGAAGCAAGTGAGTAGTCTTGCCTGTGCCTGGTGGCCCGAATATTATTTGTCTAGACATAGCCCATTATCTAAAACTATTTTTTCATCTGTTTCAATCCACACTCTAGCACCACAAGGTAATGGTTTATCTGGACTATATATTACTTTTGACGGACCTTTTATTTCAACCTCACTCGCATAGTTATTTGATTTAGAAGTCTTAACTGTAATGACCGGTTCTCTTAAATTATTTTTTTTGTTGGACCTAATCTTATGCTGATTAATATGTATTCTTTTTTTCATTAAAACGGAGCCTCCTCTCTCATGTCTGGTGTTTTAAATTCATCATCGTTTTTTTTCTGCCAAGGTAGATACCATAAATATGTTGTCTTATTTTTTACTTTACGTCTTGTATCTCCACCGCCTAATTTATTTCTAATGTGTGCTGTCATTTCTGTTGTGCTAAAATCTTTAAAATCATTTTTCTTTAAAAACTTTTGTAGCCAATCAGACCTAAAGAAAGCTGTCATTTTTTGTATCTTAACTTCTTTTTCTACACCGCCTTCTTTAACCGTGTCTATGTATTCTTTTTCTTCAAACAAAGCTTTACCCATTTCTATTTCATCTATATGTTCCGCTTCGCCTTGGTCTTCTAAAAATCTTTCTAATAAATTTTCAAACCTACCTGTTTTTGTAATCTCATGAGGCATTTGTATTACTTCAACAACCTCTAATAAAGATTGTATTCTACTATCCCAATCTTGTGGTCTCATAATATTTGGTAAAATATTTATTTCATTCAAACAAGCTTTTCTAAATCGATGTTGATCATATAATTGTTCGGTTGATAATTTTAATCTCCTACCGTCTATATTTAAAAACCAAGTAGATTCATCGCTTTCAAACTTTGTTAAATCACTTACTTGATGTTCAAAAGAATTACCTATGCCAAATTGTTTTGCACGGCATTGTATTGGTGAGCAAACAGAACACATAGGCTGATCCTTACATTTATATTGATAATCTTTTCTTTCATGTTGTGTAATTGTTTTTTGAACTTGTGCCGAACTAAGAGGTCTTTCCATATACTTATGATTAAATTCATCTATCTTATCTTGCCATTGATCGGGCCATTTCTTTTTAGCATAAACTGCATATTGATACAAAGTATTATCTCTTCCTCCCTCCGGTATACCTTGAGACATAAGAGTGGCGAGACAAGGTGGACCGTCATCTAATTCATTTATTTGTCTTTCAATGTTAGGTTTAAAATCTTTTAGTTCTGATTTTTCAATACTATATTTTTCATATAAAACGAAAAATTCATCTAAATTAATTGCATCACCCTCATCATTAAAAGCATGTCTCATACTATCATCCCCACCGTGATAAGGAAGATTTAAAAAATTACCTGTATCTCCTCTATCTGCTTTAATTTCTATTTGTTTAGGAAACACCTCACAATTGGCATACCCTATTAAACCAGACCATTCTATTAATTTATCTCTAATTATTTTTGCTTGTGTTGGTTCCTTT